AGAGATCGACCTCGAGAAGTGGGCCAATCGAACAGTGTGGATTGAGCAGGAGCCAGGCAGTGGCGGCAAGGACAGCGCCCAGGCAACGATCCGTAATCTTGCCGGCTTTACGGCACGGGCTGAGCGCCCCACCGGCAAGAAAGAGGTCCGGGCAGAACCGTTTGCAGCACAGGCGGAAGCAGGGAACGTGTATCTCCTGCGCGCACCGTGGAATTATGGCTATTTGGATGAGCTGTGTGCCTTCCCGAATGCAGCTCATGACGATCAGGTAGACGCTTCTTCAGGGGCGTTCAACAAGCTGGCCAGGCCGGTAAGTCGCCGGGCCACATCACACCGAGGATATTGAGATGGAAAATCATGTAGAGATCGCATTCGAAGCACTGAAAGCAAAGCAAGACCCGATCAACACGCTGTTCCGGTATTACGACGGAGACCATCCGCAGGAGTTTGCTTCCAGGCGGTTGAAGCAAGTCTTCGGCAAGAGTGATCTGACGCAGTTCTCGATGAACTGGTGCGCCGTTGTCATTGACAGCACGGTCGAGCGGATCCAGCTCACGGGGTTCAATGCGGCTGAGCAGGCAAAAGCCGATACGCTGAACCAGCTCTTCAAGACGCTTGAACTGGACCTGGACTCTGATGAGGCTCACCGCGCTGCTCTGGTTGCGGGCGAGGGCTACATCATCGCCTGGCCGGATGACGAAGGTAGGGCGCAGGCCTTCTACAACGATCCGCGCCTTGTGCACATCCAGTACAACGCCGAGAACCCACGCCTGAAAGACTGGGCGGCGAAGTGGTGGCGCGAGGGTAAAAGAATCCGGATGAACCTCTATTATTCGGATCATATCGAGTATTACGAAACCGGAGAGATTGAGGATAACCGGCTTCCCGAGAGCGCCAGCGCCTTCGGAGCCATGGAGGTTCCGGAGGCACCTAATCCCTTCAAATCACAGACCGTGCCCGTATTCTCCTTCCGACACAGCCGCCGATCAACCAAGTCGGAGCTGGACAACGTGCTTCCCTTGCAGCGTGCCGTGAACATGCTCCTGGCTAACATGCTGGTTGCCTCAGAGTTCGGCGCCTTCAAACAGCGCTGGATTATCAGCAACTCAGACACGGCTGCGCTAAAGAACTCCCCGTGGCAGATCTGGAGCATTCCCGCCGGCGACGGCGAAGGACAGGCGGCCCAGATTGGCCAGTTCGATGAGACCGAGCTGGAGAACTTTCTGAAGGCGATTGACAACCTGAGCGGGCAGATCAGCACCATAAGCCGCACGCCACGGCACTACTTCTTCGCCACGGGTGACGCCCCCTCCGGAGAGGCCTTGATTGCCATGGAGGCCCCGCTGAACAAGAAATGCTCCCGGTATATCCAAATCCTTTCTAACACGTGGCAGCGCCTTGCGGCCTTCCTTCTTGAGCTTTCCGGCGAGGGAGGGGTCTCGCCTGAGGACATTGAGCCTATCTTTGATCAGCCCGAGACCATTCAGCCTCGCACGCAGGCCGAGATCATTCAGATGAATGTGAATTCAAAGATCCCGCTGAAGACAGCCTTGCGGCTGCAGGGATGGAGCGATGCGATGCTCGATCAGCTCGATGAGGATAAGAAAGAGGAAGCAGAGAGCTCAGCCGCTTCCCTCGCCACAGCTCTCATGAACATGCAGCGCAAGGACAGCCAGGAGAATGAGGCAGATGCCGACGATGAAGAAGAGTAACGCCGAGCAGATCCTTGAAGCCTTCTTCAAGCTGCTCAATGAGCGCCAGTGTGAGCGTGTATCCAAGGGCAAAGAGTACGACCAGATCGCCCTTGCTGTGCAGGCGTGGTGGGCGCTGTTCGTAAAGGGCAACGGCGAGCAGTGGGAGAAGGCCGGGCACGAGAAGCAGATGCACGATGTGCCTGACGTGATGAAGTTCTTCGGGAGCACGCTGGTCGTGCTCGGCTCCATCGTTCAGTATGCCTACGTCCTTGGTGTCCGCCGGGGCCGTAAGGAGGGCGCGAAGAGGTGAGCGACTGGCAGCCTGAACCCGGCGTAGTTATTGCCCTGCGTGAGTTCAAGCAGGGACTGCTTGCGCGTGAGTCTGCTCAGATGCAGACCATGGCAGCTCGCTGGCTTCAGGTTGAGCAAGGGCTCGGAGCACAGATCGACAGTCTGGTCTACTACCTGGCTGACCTTCGTGCTCAAGGGCAGATCCCTACACGCTCGCAGATCTACCAGCTGCAGCGATACCGTACACTCCTCGCCCAGGCTGAACGACAGTTCAACGAATATGCAAAGTGGGCCTCAGACTACGTGACGCGTGGGCAGGCGGAGATGGTCCGCTACGGGATCGATCATGCCTACCAGGCCACGCAAACGAGCTACGAGGGGCAGATCCCTGCCTATTTCGATCGTCTATCCGTAGAAGCCACAGAGAACATGATCGGCCTTGCCGGCAATGGCCAGCCGATCGGCGATCTGATCTATGAGCGCATGGTGAGAGATGCAAACGGGGCTCCTCTCCCTGGTGTGTTCGAGCGGGTGACACAGACGCTGGTTGAGGCTACAGCTCAAGGATGGAACCCGAGAGAGACTGCCAGGGTGATACGGGATGACATCACCGGTGGTTTGCAGAGCGCTCTCACGATCGCCCGCACGGAGCAGCTGCGCGTCTACCGGGAGGCAGGCGTGGAGCAGTACCGTCAGAGCGGCGTGGTGATTGGCATGCGCAGGCTGGTCGCTCATGACGGGCGCGCATGTGCAGCATGTCTGGCGGATGAGGGGACGGTATACCCAATCAATGCCATCATTCCCGATCACCCGAACGGGCGCTGCGGCCAGGTGCCAATCGTTGAAGGCATGGATCCAGTTTCCTGGCTTGGCGGTGAAGAGTGGCTGCGCCTGCAGGATGAAGACGTGCAGATGAACACGCTCGGCCCCGGTCGGTTCGAGCTCTGGCAGTCAGGGCGGATCCGTCTTTCTGATCTTGTAGTTCACACACAGAGCGAAGAGTGGGGAGCAGGTATTGCGGTCCGGCCGCTGGGAGATCTATGAGCAGGTGGATTGAAGTACGCGACCCTCGAAACGACAAGCTCCTCTACTACTACGATCCTGCGCGTGACCTGGTAGAGATCAAGCCGCGTGGTTCTGATCCTGTCGTGATCGACCACAGGCGGATGAAGGAAAAGGCAGACGTTAGCTTGACATCCGAACAAATGTGCGCTAATATGCCTTAGAACGCACGTTCTGAACCGGTTGCGGAGCAGGTCTCCGGCCGGACAATTTCATACTCACCAGAGCGCCTAGAGCGCCGGACCGAGTGCCTTGAGCACCAGTGCCATAAGTCCCCCAGATGGGGCAGGTTCTGGTGCTTTTTTTTATTTTCTACGGCGAGATGCCGAAGGAGAGCGAGATGCTTACTGATCTGAACGACGTGTTGTTCTACCTCGATGCCGACAAAGACGGAGCTGGTGGCGGCGGAGACGATCCGAAGCCGAAAGGCGACGATAAGGCCGGCGAAGACAGCGAGAGGGTCACCTGGGAGGGAATCCTTGAGGGCCTCCCAGCGCCTGCAAAGGCTGCCTATGAGGAACACACCAAAGGTCTAAAGAGCGCCCTGCAGTCCGAGAGGGACAAGGGCAAGGACCTGGCGAAGAAGCTCAAGGAGCTGAGCGCCAAAGCGGAAGAAGGATCAGAGCTCAAATCGAAGATTGATTCGATGAGCTCCGAGCTGGAGGCCGCAACCACACGTGCCGAGTTCATTCTTGAGGCCGTGAAGCCGGAGATCGGCTGCACGAACCCAGAACTGGCGTGGATCGTTGCCGAGAAGGCTGAGGCGATCGACCGACGCGGCCGTGTCAACTGGGAGCTCCTAAAAAAGGACTTCCCAGAACTATTCGGCAAGAAATCCCCGCCCAAAGGCGGCGCCGGAGATGGCACGGGCAATAGTCCTCCCAAGGGGAAGGACATGAACGACTGGATCCGGGCAGCGGCAGGGCGGCGATAACTCAAATTTAGGAGTGAACGATGCCCTACAACAGTTTGATTTCCTCGACCGATGCGGATGCCCTTATTCCGACTGAGGTCTCCAGCGAGATCATCAAGGCACTTCCTGCTGAGTCGGCTGTCATGAAGCTGGCCCGCCGGCTTCCTAACATGGCAAGCTCACAGAAGTCCCTTCCTGTGGTCTCCGCACTACCCACGGCCTATTTCGTCAACGGCGAGACCGGCTTGAAGCAGACCAGTGAAGTGAACTGGACCGACAAGACGATCTATGCCGAAGAGCTGGCCGTGATTGTCCCCGTTCCCGAAAGCGTGATTGACGACTCGGACTACCCGATCTGGGATGAAGTACAGCCCCTGATCCTTGAGGCGTTTGGGAAAGCGTTCGATGCTGCCGTTTTGATCGGCACCAACGCTCCCAGCAACTGGCCCGATGACCTGCTCACTGGGGCAGGATCCGCAAGCCACACTGTGACCTACGGAACCGGTGCCGACCTCTATGAGGACATGATGGATGACGGCGGCGTCCTCTCCCTGGTTGAGGCTGACGGCTTCATGGTCAACGGCCACGTTGCCGTTCCTGGCCTGCGAGGTCTGCTGCGCGGCTTGCGCTCTGCTGATGGCGTGCCGCTCTTCAACACATCCATGCAGGAGTCTTCACGCTACATACTCGATGGCGATCCCATTGAGTTCATCCGCAATGCGTCCTTCACGAGCTCCAGTGCCTATGTATTTTCGGGCGACTGGTCACAGCTTGTGTACGCCATCCGTCAGGACATGACCTTCAAGATCGCCACCGAGGGTGTGATCCAGGATGCCAGCGGGAACATCGTCTACAACCTGTTCCAGCAGGACATGGTTGGCCTGCGCGCGGTGATGCGCCTTGGTTGGCAGCTTCCGAACCCGATCACTCGGGATCAGGAAACTGAGGCCAGCCGTTATCCGTTCGCTGTTCTGGTTCCTTAGGAGGTGATGACATGAGTCTCTTTCCAAAAGTAGTCAAACCTCATGAGCTCGGAATGGGCCTTCCTACTGGTCCAAACAGCAACGTCTACTTTGTGGACGCGGCGAACGGCGACGACAGCAACGACGGTCTGCGCCCCGAAAAGCCACTTGCGACCATTACGGCCGCTTATGGCAAGTGTGTCGCTGGTCAGCACGACGTAGTCGCTCTGATCTCCAGCACTTCCGGGCATACCCTGACCGCTGCTCTGACCTGGTCGAAGAGCTATACCCACCTGGTCGGCCTTGCAGCTCCTGTCCGCACCGCTCAACGCTCGCGGATCTTCGCTGCATCCGACCTGGACGACGCGGAGTTCATCACGATCTCTGGCACTGGGTGCATCTTCAAGAACCTGTACATCTTCCACGGTCCCGATGAGGCAACCGCCCTCGGAAACGTGAAGGTGACTGGTGGGCGCTGCTACTTCGAGAACGTCCACTTCGCAGGTGGCGGGCACGAAACAAACGCCATCGACGGATGCTACAGCCTCGGCCTCTATGGCGGGGATGGCGAGCATCTTTTCAAGAACTGCACCTTCGGTCTGACCACGATCGGAGCCGATGCTGGTGTTCGCTGCGTTGCTCTGCTCGGGGGCTATACGCCTCGTGTGGTCTTTGAGGACTGCACCTTTGCAATCCACGCAGAGGCCGCTGGCGCCATGATCGTCGAGGCTGACGGCGGTGATCACATCATCGAATACATGCTGTTCAAGAACTGCCTCTTCTTCAACGAAGCGGAGCAGGCCATCGATACAGCGTTCGAGATCGACACCGTGAATGTCTCGCGACAGCACTTCCTGCTTCTGAACTGCTGGCGCAACTCCGGCATCGACGATTGGGAAGACCAGGCAAAGGCTTGCGTGTGGGTCGGCGGAAGCCCTGATATGGGCGCCGGCACCAGCATGGGCGACATGATTGTCGCTACCGTTGCCTAAGTAATCCGAACCGACTAAGACCTGGGGCGGCCTCTGGGCCGCCTCAGGAAACATAACGAAGGAGTAAGAACATGGCTGAAGGAAAAGGATGCCTGACAGGCTCTCTGACCGCCGCGACAACCACGGCAGGTGGCGACGCTCTCGGGCTTGCAAACCCCGAGGGTGTGGAGATCTTTGTCACCCGCCTCGTGCTGGACATCACGACACCCGCGACCGGTGTGGCCAATGTGGACGCCGGCATTGCAGCCGACGCCACCACGTCGGCCGACAACCTGATCGACGAAGTGGATGTCGGCTCTGCAGCCGCCATCTTCGACAACATCGATGACCAGGGCACCAATGGTCAAAGCATTCTCTCGTGGGGTGCCGATGAATATCTGACCGTCACCCCGAGCGCAACACTCGCCGGGCTGGTCGGGAAGTATTACGTCGAATACATCCGCGCGTGAGGTGACCTATGGCGACTGAGACCCTGACGGTTCAAAACGCCGGTCGTTCTGCAAATGGTGCTGAGTTCGACTATCAGAACGTCACAGCAGCTGGCGGCTTCGAGTTCCCCAACGACGGACACACGATCCTGGTTGTCTCCAATGATGCGGGCGATCTTGCCCTCGCTGTTGACATCCAGCGTACTGTGGACGGCGAAGCGGTGGACACGAAGGACATCACTGTAACGGCTTCAAAGATTGAGTTCCTTGGGCCGTTCCCCGTGGCAATGTACAACGATTCGGACGGGAATGTGACCGTGACACCGGACGCGGATCTGGCGACAACGTACGGCGTGGCTCCAGTCTCTGTGAGGTGATCCATGTCGGCAACGGCGGCACAGATTGCTCAGCTCCGTCGAATGGTGGCGGAGGCTGACGATACAACCTATGACGATGATGCCCTTGCAGGCTATATCGAAGCGTATCCACGTCTCGATGAACGCGGCGAGGAGCCCTATACGTGGGACACCTCAACCGAACCTCCGTCTGAGGATGAGAACGAGAGCTGGATACCAACCTACGATCTGAATGCCGCCGCTGCTGACATCTGGGAAGAAAAAGCGGCAGCAGTAGCCAGCGAGTACAACTTCAGCGCAGACGGCGGGAAGTACGACCTGAGCAAGAAACATGAGCAATATCTGAAGATGGCCCGCCGCTACAGCTCGAAGCGCTGCCCGACTACTGTCGCACTTCACAAATGGCCTGACGAGGTGGATGACTCCTGGATCGTGAACGCAGCGGAGAGTGACTGATGTCATTCAGTAGCTCTGAGCTGACCTTCATGCGCACAGCGCAGGAGGCTGCCATGCAGGATACCTGCGTGATTCTGCGGCCGGACACGTCCACGGATGACTGGAACAACCCGAGCGATGAGACCTACTTCGCTCAGGATGCCATTTCGTGTGGCCTCCAGCATCTGAGCCCGAAAGAGGTTCAGGGCCAGCAGCTGGTGCCTGAGATCACTGCCCGCATTCGCTTCCCCATCGACACCGATGTCAGATCCGATGATCGAATTGCCGTCACTCACCGCTTCGGCGAGGAGCTGACGGACGCGCAAGATGACTCGGATCCACAGGTGTTCGAGATCGTGGGGCCGGTTCGCAGAGGTCCTTCCGGGCTTGTTGTAGACGTGAAGATGGCCACAGACGGCAAAGGGTACGTGCCATGAGCCAGGGATTCGAGCTGAAATGGTACGCCGAGAACGTGACGCTCCTGGTCGGGAAAGCTGAGGATGCTGTCCTCGATAAGGCCGCTCTCCAGACGCTTGCGCACGCCCAGGTGAACATTCAGCAGAATGACCAGATCGACACCGGCTTCATGCTCAACTCTGGCTATGTCGTAAGTGCCGAGAGTGACACATATAACGATGCCAGGAGTGAAGCGAGAGCACAGGCTGATCGCGAGATGGCCCCCAAGGCGGATCTCGAGGAAGGCGATGCCCTCGTGGCATTCGGCGCTGAATACTCCATCTATCAGGAGGCCAGCAACTCGTTTCTCTATCGAGCTCTTGAATCGGTGCGGAATGAGATGCGGGGCATCATCAAGGCGGCTGGCCTGTCAGTGGGGCTGCGATGAAAGACGTACATAAAACGATCTCGGAGTTTCTTCTCGCTCAGACAACGCTCACCGCAAAGGTGGACAACCGGATCTGGGTTGGAAGCGAGCCACCGAGCTCGTACAAACCGACAGGAGCAACCGACCGCAAGGCCTACAAGCCGAGGGATGACGGCCCTGCGATCGTTTTCAAAGTGAGAGGGGGTGGTCTGGACTATGAGGATGCGGTCCTGAGCCCCTCGGTCCAGTTCAAGATCTACGGCAGGACCGCGATCAATGCTGACGTTGTGTACCGGGTTCTCTGTGACGTGCTCCATGGCGGGCACGATGACGAAATTCTCAATGGAGAGCTCGAGATGCTGGGTCAGCTGCTCTATGAGCCGGATACAGACTGGCCGTACATCATGACTGCTTTCAGGGTCATGATCCGGAACAGCTAAGGAGATTTCTATGGCAACACCATCAGTGACATCGATTGTAAAAACCGGCGCCGTTCTATGGGTTGCTCCGTCTGGCGAATCTAAGCCAGACGAAACCTCCGTTGCCTATGGTGGCGATTGGGGCGGCAACTGGGAGCGCGTTGGTTACACCAAAGAACCGCTCAAAATGAAATACGACAGCGAAGAGGCCGAGGTTGAGGTTGAAGAAGAACTCGCTGCCGTGAAGCGGTACCGCAACAAAGAGGGCGTGACGCTCGAAACCGTTCTCGCTGAACTTACCGCTGAATATCTGCAGCTGGCGGCGTCCAATCAGGACACCGTGGACGAAACCGCGGCGGGTGGATCGCAGAAGCCCTACGAAGAAACCGGCCTCGGTGGCGAAGCCATTCTGACCGAAAAAGCCTGGGGCTTTGAGGGTCTCTATGTGGACAGCAGCGGAAACGAAGAACCGATCCGCGTCTTTGTGCACAAGGGCACAGCCATGATCAATGGCGAGCTGGAGTTTTCGCAGAAGACCGATGACTACGTTGGCATCCCGATCCAGATCAAAGCTCTTTCAGACACAACGCAGTCTGCGGGCCAGCGGCTGGTTCTGATGCAGCGTGTGACCGGTGAGGCCTCTTCATGAGGACCGTAACCGTCGAGCTCGGAGGAAAGCCGTACGAGTTGAAGGAATTATCCCTGAAAAAGGGATCCTCCTGGCGTACGGCTCTCTCCGATCGCTTCACTGATTTCGCGGGTGTCTTCGAGCATATCGCCTCAGCAGGTGATGTTGATGTGACCGATGGAGAGGCGTTGTCGCAGCTCCTGAGCGGTATCGCACGTCCCCTGCTTGGCTCGATCGATCTGGTTTTCGAGCTGGTCATCCAGTACGACCCGGAGATCAAGAAGCTCGAGGATGAGGTCACGCCGACTGAGATCCTTGCCTGCTTCGTGGAGATGCTGAGGCTGGCCTACCCTTTCGACGTGATCCTGGACAAGGTGAAGGGTCTGAAGGACCTCCTTGGCTAGGAGAAGCAGCGAAAAGTGAAGCTCCTCAGTTGAGGTTAGCCCCCGAAGCCGTTATCTCGGCTGACTGGGAAGAGCTTCTCCTGTCACAGTACGGGCTTGAAGCAGATGAGGTCGATGAGATTGCAAGATCGATCCTCGTGCAGGCGTTCATTCGGCGGAAGAAGTGGGAGGCGCGCGTTGAGGCGGTGGAGCTGGTGAATGCCCTCAACGAGGCGCTGGGCGGAAAGAAAGAGCAGGTCCGGGAAGTGGGTCCTGAAGAGTTCATGAAGATTGCTGGAATGGAGATCAAATAGATGTCAATTCGGCTCGGTGATGCAGTTGTCCTCATCCGTGGTGACAACTCGCGATTGCGCGGAGATCTGAACAGTGCCGAGAGAGAAACCTCGAGCGTCATGCAGCGTCTTGGTGGATCCATCCAGACTGCTGTAGGCAACATGCTGGCCAGTTTCGGCATGCGTGCTCTGGACGCCGTTGCATACGGTGTCCGTGACATGATCACTGGTGCCGCAGGTCTCGAGAACACGATTGCCACCTTTGATCGCCTGGTTGATTCAGTCGGCGGTGATGCTGTTGACGCCATGAATCAGCTGCGTGACGCTACCCAGGGCATGGTCTCTGACGGCGATCTCATGCAGGCTGGTAACCGCTTCCTGGCAATGGGGCTCGCCGATTCAACGGAAGAGGCGGCTTCTCTTGCGGAAATGGCCACCCAACTTGGCATGGCAATGGGCGAAGATGCAACTGGATCGATGGAAAACTTCGCTCTCATGCTCGCCAACCAATCCATCCAGCGCCTGGACAGCTTCGGTATTTCATCTTCTGCTGTACGTGAGCGCATCGATGAGCTCATGGAGTCTACTGAGGGATTGACGCGTGAGCAGGCCTTCATGCAGGCCGTGATGGAACAAGGCCAGATCACCATGGGTCGCGTTGGAGAACAGGGCAATTCAACGGCCGCAAACCTCGCCCGCTTCCAGGCTACAACCCAGAACCTGAAAGACCAGATCGGAGCAGCTTTCCTGCCGGCGCTGAACGCCATTCTGACTCCTCTGGCGGAGCTTGCTACACAATACGGTCCGTCGATCATCGCATGGGCCCAGTCTGCCGGTGAATGGCTTGGGGAAAACCTCCCTACTGCCATCGAGAACATCAAATACGCTCTGGAGAACATCTCTGCTTTTATCCGAACGGTTGTTCCAATTATCCGTGCCCGGATCCGCTCATTCCGGGATGCAGGCGTTGCCCTGATTGAAGGGCTGCGTGACGGCATCCGCGAGCGCTGGGAGGCAATCCTCACATGGTTCCGAGAGCAGGTAGAGCGCCTTCCTCGGGCAATCCGTGAGGCTCTTGGCATTGCTTCCCCATCTAAGGTCACCATGGGCATCGGCGCCCAGATGGCCGCGGGGCTCGCCCAGGGCTTTACCTCTGGAATCGATAACCTCCAACCAGCCCTCAATGCAACTGTTGGCGGCATGGCCGGCGGTATGTCCTCTGTGGACAACAGCCGGAGCGTTGGAGGCATCACAAATAACATCGGCTCTCGCATTGACGTGGATCAATTCGGCATGCTCTTTGAGGAATACGCGGGGGTGGCGTGATGACGAAGCAATATAAACTCTCTGACGGCACCACGACCATCAATCTCCTGGATGATGCTTACGGCTTCTCCGTCGCGAAGAAGGGGCACAACGCATCGAAGCTCTACCTCGACAATTCTCTCTCCGGCATCAACGAGCTCGAGTTTGCTCTCTCCGTGAAGCTGGTCCTTCGCTCTGTAGACCACGACGACGCAGCCGATCAGCTGCAGGATCTCATTGCTCTGCTCTATCAGGCATGGAAATACCGCAACTGGCCAGCCATGCAGTCCAAGCCAATCTACATCATCGAGCAGACCGAAGATGAGACTGAAGCCCGCTACGCGGTGGTGAAAGACTCCACGATCCAGATCCCGTCTGCGATGCAGAAACGCTTCGACGCCAACGTGCTCGAGGAAATCAAGCTGACGCTCACACGGGGCGTCTGGCAAGCGGGAGCGCCTGGTGCCTATCCTTCATCCCTTGTGACTGTTACAGCGAGTAACGGGGCAGCTTCGCCTACTCACGTCCATGTGAGCAATCATCGGGACGATGTTTCAATCACGCATGCGTACATTGCCGACGCATCAGGCGGCCCGTCCTTCACGGCAATCTCCACGGGTACGACGTTATTCCCTGCCACCGTTGCACAGAACGATTATTTGATCTTTGGTTCCACCGATAACGCATTCAAGACATTGGTCATTCCGGCGCTCGGAACCGCTGGAAACCTGACCACGACCACGCTGGCGCTCAAATACTATGATGGAGCAGCGTGGACGGCGCTCACCCTGGGCGATGATTACACATGCTTCCCGGGCGCCAGCCTCGAGGCGTGCCTTGAGCAATCCTCTGACGATATTGTGATCTCGGTCAGCCCCCCGAGCGATTGGACGAAAACCACTCTCAACGCTATCAATGCCTACTGGCTCAAGATCGAGGAAACGAATGCAGCGCCGTCCTACGCTACCAGGCCGGTGACCAATACAGACGATTCCCACTATGCGCAGCGAGCGCCTTACGTAGAGATTCCTTCCACAGCTCTCGGAGGCGACCACTTCCCGTTCCTCTGCATGCGCATGAAGACCCCGGCAGGCGGTGACGCCGATGAGACGTTCGCAAATACCTCCCGGATCCTCATCGGCTCCCGCTCGCGTCACCTTGGCTCGAATGAGTTTGTGAGCCGGCTGAATGCAAACAGCGACAACCCGACCGGCTGGGCCGCTTCGCTTGGAACGGACGCTTCCTCAGTCAATGATCCTGAAGCTCCTGGCGGCACACACGTCAGCATTGATTTCTCCACCACGGAGAGCCTTGCCAAGCGGCTGACGATAACCGGGACGGACAAACTCCCCTATTTCGAGGGAACCTACCGCCCGTTCCTGCTTGTGCAGCAGAGCGGTGGCGACGCTGAGGATGTCGAAGTGAAGCTCAGGGTCCGGATTGGATCCACGGATGACTATGCTCCAAAGCACGACCTCCCCGTCGAAACAGAGCCACTCACGGCGGTAGACAAAGGCGTTGAGGCAATTGAACTTCCTATTCTGCGCATCCCCTTCTTCTCCCGAAAGCTAAATGCAGACACACTGACCGGTGTGGACCTCATCTTTGAGGTGTGGGCCGAGATTGCTACTGGTTCAGCGGCGACTCTGGAAATTCACGGGATTGAATTGATGCCTATCGATGAGGGCTTTATCGGCCTGGATGATCCGGTATCAGACACGTCCTATGGCAACTCTGCCCTGCGCGGCGATTGCATGCTCGAGGTTGATAACGGTATCGTGCACAACCGCACGATCAAGATGATCAAGGACAGCACAAACTGGATCCTCGCTGAAACCTGGTCGCGGCAGGGCGTAGGGCTGCGCATTGAACCTGCGCGCCAGACACGTCTCTACTTCATGATGTTCCATTACGCGGATACCTGGGGCGAGCCTCCATTGATCTGCTCGCCTGGAATGCACCTGCAGTTTGAGATGTACGAGCGGGATGTGTTCTTCAACCTGCGAGGAGATGCCTGATGTCCCGCCATTCGATCGGGTCAATCGTGGTGCGCCACAATCCCGTGACTCAGTGGGAACAGTTCGAGGAAACACTGCTTCCAGGTGTTTTCTTGGATCCCGAGCCTGAGCACCGCGACATCGGCGGGTTCTACGCCATGAAGTACAGGCTCATCCCTGAGTCCCTGGAGCATGCGCTGGACTATCTTCATCACGGCATTCAGCGCGAGGTCATTGCCTACAACACGGCCGGAAAGATTGATTGGGAAGGTTATATCAACTACGTCATCGTGGACACCGGCACGGTTCGCAAGAAAGCCACCCTTTCAAATAAATTCAATACAGCCTGGGCTCGTTACGACCCGGGCACCGGCGTGACGACGTCCACTCTGAAGACCGTTGCAGCAAGCGTCGCCAGGTATGGAACCATCGAGAAGGTTTTTTCAATTGAAACAACCAGCTCTGACGTTGCAGATCAGGCCGTAGAGGCACAGCTTCGGTGGAATGCCTATCCCGCCCCAGTGGCCGACAAGATCATCCCTTATGGCTCTCTGTATGAGACAGGTGTTCAGGTTGAGATCGGCTGCCTCGGTTGGTGGCACACACTCGATTACCGTACCTATGACCAGTCGGTCTCCTCTGGGGACGTGAATTTGTCGGCCCTCATTTCTACGATCATCGCTGCAAAGGGCCAGTTCGTGGATTCCACCTACATCGAGGAGAACACGACCCAGGTAGAGCAGAAGATCGAGGGGAACCGAAAGGTGCGCTCGATCGTCGAGAACTTCGCCGGTTATGGTGACAGCCTTTACCGGCGCTGGATCACCGGTGTCCGTGAAAACCGCGAGTTCTATTTCATGGCAGGAGCGCAGACACAATGACCACGCTGACGATAGGGCCGCCTACTCACGACGCGTATGTCAATGATAGTTCTGGCGGCACGAACTATAACAACAGCGAGATTTGGGCCAGGTATCTTTCTGGTCCATCACACTATATCGGATGTATGTATTTTGACTTGAGCACGATCCCCTCAAATGCGATATTGGATTCTGTCTCTCTCTATATTTATATTCTCTCCGCCTCCGCTGCTGCTAATTCAGACATCGTACTCCAGCGTTTCAAGAGCTCCTGGGCTGAATCAACAATTACGCACAACAACATACCCAATGTTGAATCCGGAGAGCTATTCAATGAGGATATGGATAGCTGGGGAACTGGATGGAAGAGCCTTCAATTGAGCGTGGCCGAGTTTGAAGCAATGCAGGCCAATAATTATGGCTTCAGAATGTATCCTGATTTTACAAATTTTGGGACTCTGAAGTTCGCTTCTTCTGAATATGCCACCACAACACAACGTCCATACCTGTCTGTCGTTTACCACACGCCTTTCCGTCTTGAGACCTACTACATGGACGCTCTGGATCCAGAGGCGAAGGTGTACGACCGGAATGGCCGGGAAGTACCTCCGAATGAGATCCGACCGAACAACTTCATTCGTGTGACCGGTCTCGATCTCCCTTCCTCGAAAAAGTACGACAACCTGATCGAGGATCCTGCTGTCTCGATGATCGTGGGGGCGAAGATGCGTAAAGGCGGCGCTGTGCAGATCACGCCGGACCGGAACGTGTTTGGCGATGCCATTCTGAAGCGGCTAGCGCGGAGGTGACGGAGGTGACGTATGCCGTGGATTGAATTACACGATGACGGATTGCTGAAGGACGGCCTCGACTCCGTTCGTACGAAGAATGATGCCAGCAAAAAGGGAGGATTGGTGAAACACCGCGACGATAGCACCGAGGCGTCTATTGTGATCAACGATTCCATCCTTGATCCTCCCGCAGCACTTCCTACCGTTGGCCCTTTTTTTGGTGCGTGGGATCCGGAATGGGCAGCACTTATGTCGATGGAGATTTGAATGGACATTACAGTCTCAGTATGGCAGCCGTGGATGACGGCACGATGGAAGAAGATCTCGATCGCCGAGCAGGTCAACATGATCAGGGCGATCGGAGCGAACGCAGCATCCATCAAAAGCGTGAATCGCGAATGGGTCTTCGGGGCGAAGGAAAACTTCAGTTCCGTATCCATCTATCAGAACACGACCAACGACGCCTTCGAGATCGAGGCTAAGGCGCAGGGGCTGGATGTGCATCATTGGGGCTGGGTTGATTGCCAGAATCCAGGCGCCCAGGCAGATGCAGTCAAAAAGGCCATTGCTCGTTGGAATCCAAAAGTATTCAAAATCGACAACGAGCTCGAGGTGGCGAAGAAGTATGCCTACAACACGGGTGCCTTCCTGCGCTCGCTGGGGCGGCCGGTGCGACACGATGGAACGCCGGTGCAGTTCTTCCTGCAGTCCTACCGCCGGCCGGACCTGCATCCCGAGATCGCCTGGGAGAAATGGCTTACCTACCGGGCGCCGGACGGCGTGTTCTACCTGACCGGGCACGCTCCGCAGGCCTACTGGTTCAGTAATGATGTTCTCGGAGACTTCGAGAAGATGCTCAAGGCTCACGAGGATCTCGAAAGACGTATTGGACGAAGGGGCCTCCCCTGGCACATCACCCTGCCGACGTTCGCAGAGCTCGGCTGGTACCCGACGCCGGAACAGATGGAGACGGGGATTGATTTCCTGCGCGCTGAGCTCGGAGAGAGGCTGGTCGGCGTGGATTTCTGGCGGCTGGAATGGCTGATGACAACGCCGGAGGGTAAAGAGATGCGAGAAATGTTGATGAGCTACGACTGGGGTGAGGATGAGCCCCAGGACGAAGACGATCCTGGAGCCGTGGATGGGGACCCAATCGGGATCCATGTCACGGTCACAGACACAAAAGGCCGACCTGTGAACATCACAGCCCTGCTGCCCGACGGCGGGTCGGTCCACGTTGTAGAAGGGTAGGCGCTTATGGGAGATTCAAGACGATATGCCAATTACCAGCTGAAGGACGATCTCGATGCCCTCGCTGACCAATTCGATACCTTTATGGAGCAATACGAGATTGACATGCGTGGCGATAAATCTCTTCAGGAAGGGAACCATGGCGTCATTGGTACTGTCCGGGAGATCCGAGCCGAACAGGATTGTCATCAACTACAGCTGGACACATTGAAACACGCGGTTTTTGGTGATGACAACGATCCTGAGAATAAGCCGGGCGTGATCCAGATGGCAAAGGCAAACAAGGATGCCATCGAGGGTTACAACAAGGCGCTGAACAAGCTCGCATGGATGGTGATTTCTGCCCTCCTCGGCGGCGGCGGGCTTGGTGTTCTATTGGTGCGCGTGTTGAATGCCGCCACGATAGTACCGTGAATTCTCCTGCAACCGGCAGGATGAGAACCCGGCACAGGTAGGGCCCACCTGTGCCAACCAATCCGACCGAAAATGAAGGAGTGTTGCAAATGAAGTACCAGATGAAGATTTTTACCCTCTTGCTCGTGCTGGCGGCCGTGTTCCTCATGGCCTCGGTGCTGCCAGAGCCGTGGAATACCGTCCTGTTCATCGTTGTGATCCCCCTGCTCCAGCAGGCCATCAAGCTCTACTCTGAGAAGACCGGGAAGACAATCGGGAAACTTGGCAACCAGGCCATTTCACTCGTACTGGCCTTGGTCTTCCTGTTCCTCGCGAAGGGATTCGCAGGCATCGAGATCCCCTCCCTGCCGATGTGGGGTGATGACATCCCGGGCATGGTGAACGCGATCCTCGCCTACGTCTCTGAGTGGGTTACTTTGATTGGCGCTCTATGGGGATCCTTGATGGCGCTCTATGAGGTGGTCTACGATCGTGCATTCGTGGCGATCGGGTGGGCCACGGAAGACAAATACGAGTAGGCGGGAAGGTAGAAATAGAATGTAGCAGTTTGAAAGCCGACTCTCCCTCCGGGTGAGGGTCGGCTTCTGTTCGTCAATGAGTGGGGTCGGAGGTATCACTGTGTCTGGAAAACCAGCGTATGACTGGAACAACGTCTATGAGCAGGCGAGGTCGCTCATCGAATCGGGCGAATGCAAACCGCAATTCGCGGCGCTTGCTCGTGCGCTCAACATAAGCCGCCCCACAATTCAACAGGCCTTTCTGCGAGAGTTTGGATTGTATGCTGCGGATTTGAAAAACCTGGCCTCCAAGTCCCGCTCTGACGAAGTTGAAAGCGTCGAGCCCGACGGCAATGGTGATGTGAAGATCAAGGTCAAGGGCAACTCCATGACCGTCGAAGGCGGGAAACGGATCACTACCTTGAAGCAGCTCATTGAAGCTGCAGAGATTGACCTGGACGAATGGGAGATCGAGCGGCATGTGATCAACAAGTGGGAAGTTGCGGGGAAATTCGGTCATGCCGGATCTGAGCACTTTGAACTTCAAGACCTCCGGCAGGTCAAAGCATGGCTGGTTCGCAGGAAGCCTGTCGCCCAGGAGCCCGTTGTCTCCCCCGTTGTACTCAAGATACAGGCTGTGAAGAAGCCCCAGCCGAAGAAAGCTGACTGGAAGATAGCTCTCGGGCTCTTCGATCCTCATGTGGGCTTTCTCAGGGATCAGCGCACTGCCGATCTCACAGCTCTCCATGATAGAGCTGCTCTTGATGTGTCCCTGCAGCTGGCGCAGGATCTGAAACCTGACGTGCTCGCCTTTGGCGGTGACTGGCTTGACCTCGCTGAGTGGAGCGACAAATTTGCTCGTTCTCCTGATATGTGGTTCACAACACAACCTGCGGTGATTGAGGCGGCCTGGTGGATGGCGCACTTCAAGATGACCTCCCCGGATGCTCGCACGGTCATGATTCCTGGTAACCATGAGAACCGCCTGGTGAAGTCCCTGCTCTCTCACATGCTGCAGGCCTATGACCTGCGAAGCGCTGACGGTCTGGATCTCCCTCCCCTGCTCAGTATCGAGCGTCTGCTCGGGCTGCAATCCATGGGTATTGAATACACCGAGAATTATCCTGATGGATCAATCTGGCTCAATGACCAGGTGGAGATTGAGCACGGCGATGTGACTGCCTCCAGGAGTGGAGCGACAGCTACAAAGGTCGTGGAGGATTCGGTGCACACGCGGATCTTCGGGCACATCCACCGCACGGAGCTCGCCTACAAGACCCTTCGCGGCTCCTCCGGCTACAGGCGCATCGCCGCCTTCTCTCCCGGCTGCCTCTGCCATGTTGACGGCCGGGTACCCGGCGCCGGGAAGGACACCAACTGGCAGCAGGGGATCGCTGTGATCTACTTCAAGGACGATGGGGAGCACATCATCCACCCGGTCGGGATCGACAACGGGATGGCCTTCTTCCAGGGGAGGCTCTATGAGGCTCGGGAAGACGCCTGCGATGAGCTCGATGAGATAGTAAAACAGGCAATGGCAACTCCTACTGCCTAGTGCAATTGTCTGAATAGGTGTATAATGGAGAGGTCGCGTGGGTTTGTTGTGACGCTATCTCATGCGACCCTGAAGGCCCCTTGACAGAGGGGCTTTCGCCTTTGTGGGCCATCTGCAATGTTTCCCGAAGATAATGGAAGTAGTAGCATTGGGAATTATTGTGTGGGCTATTCCGAAAGTGTTGCGCACAGGTGTGAGATTTCCTATATACTCGCAACCTACTATATAGGTTTTATCACCTATTTAGTATGTCAGTTCTGACATATTGTCCGTGGGGCAATTTAGGGGATGATGTGTGCAGAATGTTAGGACGGGGCGAAGGTGTTGCACACAACGCGCAACGCCAGTGCTTGATGCAACGCCTTTTGTATACGATTGACTACAAATTGTTGACGTTTCGGCCATTTATGGGGGACAAAAACCACCAGAAGTGCATATAGCGTCAAGTTTTCTTTACTCTCACTCCTGGGATTAAAGGATTCGGCCATTTTCTATATTCTCATTTCTTGGAGAAAATGAGAATAGCATGCTGTCCATGCTATTGCAGTGCCGCAAAGAACATCATGATCCAAAAGGCAAGAGCGGCGAGCGCTAGAATGGATGCGAAAATCTTATACCAAAGTGGTTCATTATCACTCATTGATTGCCTCCAGTGCCTCCTGCGCGATTTTCCCGACACGCTCAACGACATGCCGTGCCACATGCGCACTGATGGCATCCAAAGTCATCCCATTCTCGCGCAGCACTTTATGTGCCTTCTCAAGGTCTGGTTTTGGAAACGCCTCAAGAGGATACGCCCTTGCCCAGTCTGCAATCTCCCGCAAGGCACTCTCGCACCCCTCATACGCATTCACTCTGCGGATGATTTCATCTTCGTCCAGATATGCACCACAGCGGCAGTCAAGCGTTATGATTAGTGGAACAGGGTCATAGTTCTCGTCAAATTCGCGTGGCCAGTCAATCCGAAAATTGTACACATGCTCATGCTCACTCATTGGTTGCCTCTTTTCGCTCGTGCATCTCCAGCGCCCACAGGGCAGCTGAAAGCACGAAGATAATCGCCTGCGCTTCATCCTTGCGCAGGTAGTGAGTCAATGGTTCGCCCACCCTGGCCCCCTCGAACTTGAGGTAGACGTTCTCGGGTGGCAGATCCTCGACCAGGCCGGCGGAGAAGGTGCAATGTTTCTCCGGCTCGTTCAGGCTTCTGTACACCACTTCTTCTGCGGGGATTTCCTTCACTGCGCTTCCTCTCTCTACCGGCAATCTCCTGCCGCTTCTGCTTCAATCGGGTATCTAAGGGGCAACTATTGCCCGTTTGCTCTCAGCCAGGCTCGTTTCAGAAACTTCAACCAGTTCAGCTCATCGTCCGGTATGTAGTCTCTTACCCAGATCACCTGACGGTGGTCCATCGTCCACGCTTTCTTGAAGACCAAGAATGGAAGCCCCTTCTCATTGACCTGCGTGTCTTCATTGACCCGCAGGAGGAAGAAGCACTCAATCGCTCTCGCCTCGATCAGGAAGAAACACACGGCCCCGAACTCGGCCAGGTCCTGCATCATGTGGAACTGGTGCCTCTGCTTCTCGGGGAGCGTCCACCGCGTCTTGTTCTCCGTGGTCTTTGCATCGAAAAAGCACACGGCATGCGGATCCCGGATCACGGCCACGTAGTCCGGAGGGCTCTTCTCGGTGTCGGGGACGAAGACACCCTTGTTGACGAAGCGGCCCTTGATGCCGTTCCTGTGGACGTAGGCGAGGCGCTGCCCGCGATAGAGGGAGTGTCGCCAGTCGAGGGCGGTCTCGAAGTTGCTGCCGACGCGTTGCTGTACTCTACCCATCTCTACTCCTTCACCTGGAATGCAGCCGTAAGTACCCTTCCGTCCACAAAGTGGATCTCCACCCTCTCCACCTGGTTGAGCGGAGGAAAGCCCAGCCTCGCCCTGATCTCATCATCTTTCGGCTCGTATTCTGGATCGTTGGCGACTCTCCAGGCCGTTGTCGGATTCACGCCGTAGAACTCGCCAACTGCACGCCAAGACCCCAGAGCACCATGTTGACGTGCAATCTCCTCTTTGATGGCGTTACGATCCGTAACATGGAAACTGGCGTCCATTTGCGCGATTGCCTTTCATTCAGACGCTGCTCAACCTTGCAATCAGCCAGTCTTTCACGGTGTGTTTCCAGTGGATCCACTTGAGTCTGATCGTGAACGGGATCATCATGATTGCTCCTTTTTGGCTCGCTCCAAGGGCGAGGTCCACAAGAACGCATCAAACACGTCCATCACGTCGCCGGTCCACTCGATATAGGGGATGTTCCGGTCAACCGCGTGAGCGACCTCCCTGATCGCTCCCTTCGAGAGGCACCAGTCGGGCGTGAGGACCAGGCCGTCGCAGCGCTCGACGATGAGCAGGTCGCCGTCCACGAAGTCCTTGTTCTCGATGGTGCACAGATACTCGAAGCCTGCGGTGTTCATGTGCGGGCAGATGGCGACGATCCCTGCCTCCCAGAGGGCGACGGCAATCATCTTGGCGGCGTCGATGTTCTCCTGGACGGTCTTCCCGTTGGAGTTCGGGCTGTAGGGCCCTGCGATGTACACGACGTGCTGGAAGTTCATGGCGTCACCCTCTCAAATTCAATAACCCAAACCCACGGGTTGCTTTCCCACGGATACTTCTTGCCATTGATGGAATTCCACAGTTGAGCGAAATCACTGGCCGCCGTGTCAATCATGCTGCCGTCTTTCACCCACGGAGTACATCCTTCCGCTATGGCATCCTCTTCGCTGATGTCCTGCAATCGCTCTACTCTGACATCTGTGATCTCAAGCGTGATGCGGGAAAATGAATGAGGCATGTATATTGGAGAGCGCCACTTTGGGGCGTCGGGGTCGCCGCGAGCTTCTTCGGCGGGCCAGTTGCCCGGATAATCTGTGCAACCAGGCGGCAGGTCGGCGCGGTATTCGATGGTGCATGCTTCAAGAGGAACGGGCTCCATAGCAGGGAAAACGGCTCCCCACGTCTCACGCACCCACAGGCGGTCGCCGGGTTGTCCGTAAGGGCATAGATGATTTATCAGTGAGGCATTCAAGTGATCCATGTTTATGTCATATGGCTGTTTAGGTATCCATCTCCAAAACTCATTCTCGTAGCTTGGCTGCGGCTTTATCACCCGCCTCGTCTGCGTCTTCCTGCCGTCCAGAATGGCGCGCACGCTTTCCGCGTTGAAGATAATCGGTCTCTCTTTCATCTCTCACTCCACTCTGAACACGGATCCGTCGGCCGTCTTCTCGATCTCGATCCGCATCGGGAACGCTTCCTTCAGCTCCTCGATGTGGGTGATCACAAGGATCAGGTCGAAGTCGTCCTGGATTGAATTGATTGCGGCGACCAGGTTCTCCCTGCCCTTCGCGTCCTGAGAGCCGAAGCCCTCATCGATGAAGAGCGAGCGCAGCTGAGCACCTGCCCGCCGGGCGAGCAGTTTCGACAAGGCGATCCGGATAGAGAAGTTGATGCGGAAGGCTTCCCCTCCGGAGTACATTTCGTAAGGCCGACTTCCGAGGTCATCGGAGATGATGATGTCCAGGGCTTCACGGATGTCGCCTGCCTTGGTTTCCTTCTGCGTGTCGATCCGGACGTTCATCCTGCCGTCCGTCATGCGTGTGAGGAGGTCATTGGCTGACGCCTCAATCTCCGGCACCACGGTCTCGATGATCATGGCGGGCACACCCTTCTTGCCGAAGGCGACGCGCAGATCCTCGTAGATGCTCAGCCGGTCAGCGGCCTCTTTCCGTTCATCGGTCAGTTTCGCCACCTGCTCTTTCAGGCTCTCGATGGCGGCGAGCTTCTGCTGAGCGACACCGACCAACTGGTCAGCGCGGGCTTTGTCCTCACTCAGCCTGGCGACTTCTTGCCGGGCGGCGTCTGCCTGGAGGATGGTCTCCTGCAGCTCTGCTACGATGGCCTGTTGCTCCAGGAGCTTTACTTCGTCCTCGGCCTGCTCCGCGCTGGCCTCCTCGATCCGTTTCTCGAGGTCCTGGATGCGGAGCATGGACTGTTCAGCCAGCTCGATCCTGTGCTGAAGTTGGTCGATCTCACGCGCTTTCGCTTCACAATCGGTCTTCTGCTCTTTCCAGAGGTTGAGTTCTTCTTCTACCGGTGTGAGGAAGACCTGCAATGCCTTGATCTCTTCCTGCCGCAGCCGGTACTCCTCCCGTTTGGCTTCAATCTCCTTCTCCAGCTCTGCGATCGTGGAGGCTTTGTGCTCATCCGAAAGAGGCTGGCCGCACGTCGGGCAAACCGGATCCGTCAGGCTGTTGATCTTCTCGATCTTGGCCTTGACCGGTGGAACCGTCCGCTCAAGAGCTTTGTTCTCACCTTCAAGAGTGCTGAGCTTCTGCCTGGTATCCTGCATGACGGCTGTTTGCCGTTCGATTTCTGCAGGATCCACGTCCGGCATCTGCTCGAGCTCATCCTGCATGGCTTTCAGCTTCGCTTGGTCTTCTTCGATGGTTCCGGCCTTGGCTTTGGCCTCTTCCTGCTCCCTGGAGACGGTCGCTATTGTGCTGGTGCGGCGAGCCATGCGCTGCCCGATCTCATGAGATTGCTTATTCGCCGCTTCGTACCGTGTCCGAGCGGCGTCCACGTCTTCCTTTCGGCTTTCAGCTGCCGCCAGTTTCGCTGCGGTGACGGTTACCTTTTCCTGTGCTTCTGTCAGCTCCTGCTGGACTTGCTCTTCGGTGTCGATCTGCGCTTCCATGTCGCCCAAGCGGGCGTCAATGCGTTCCTGATCGAGCTTCAGGCCCTTGATCTTCGCCTTCGTGTTGTCCTCGAAACGATCCCACTGATCCAGCCCGAGGATCGAGGCGAGGATTTTCTTACGCTCAGCGGGCGTCTTGGTGGTGAAAGCGTCCGCGTTGCCCTGCTGGAGGAAGGCGGAGTTGAAGAACGTGTCATAGTCCAGGTTGAGCAGCTGGTCGATTTGCTCCTGCGTTTCACGAATGGTGGCGCCGCCGATGCCGCGCCAGTCCGGCATCTCCTCGTTCCAGATGTGCAGATCGAGAAGAGAGGAACCGCGCTTGCCTGCGGTGCGCTTACGCATGACCTTGTACAGCACACCGGAGCTGATGAATTCGAGCGTGACGCTCATCTCATCCTGTCCCTGATGGATCATGTCATCGATAGATGGGGCGCGTGCTTTGCCCCACAGCGCCCAGGTGATGGCATCCAGGAGGGAGGACTTGCCTGCCCCGTTGCTCCCGGTGAGGCATGCGGTCTCAACGCCTTCGAGGGAGAGCGGTCCAGGGTCTTTGTAGGCGAGGAAGTTATGTAAATCGATCTTGACCGGAATCATCCCATCATCTCCCCCGCCGCCGGCAGCAGAACGTCTATCCGCTCCTGCGGCTCTCCCTTGCTCTCAAAGAATGTCCCGACCAGCTCCAGCGGCGTCATTGCCTCCGGAGACAGGTCCCCGAGCCGTGTCCGGACCTCGGACGTGACATCTTTCGCAATCGTGACGCTTGACGTGCCTGCGAGGGCGTCCTGCAGCTCCTTCTCCCGGAGCATGCCCTGCTGGTCTGCCCGCATCTTCACGCGCACCTTCACGACGGCGCCGGCGGGAATGTTTGCCTGGGCGATCGCTTCTATGGCAGTATCTGCGGGTGCCTCGCTCTCAGTAATGTCTATGTCAACGACGATGAATGGCCGGGCGTTGACCTCGATGAATTCCCACGAGGTCTTTCCGCGTTCAAGGTCCACCCAGCAGAAGCCCTTCGGGTCGTTGGCTTCGCCGAAGTCCACCCGTTCCAGGCTCCCGGGATACACAACGGAGGGATACCTGCCTGCATTCACGTCCTGGAACTTGTGGATGTGGCCCATGGCCACGTAATCCCAGGCAGGATCCGCCACGTCTTCAAGAAGTGCAGCGACATCTTTGCCGAGTGCAAGCAGCCCCTCTGCTCCTGTGGTAGCCCCGTTCACGGTGAAGTGCCCGGCGAGGACAGCGGGAATGTCATTGCGTTCCGGCCGCAGCGACCGCAGGATTGCACCTACCTGCTCGCGCAGGGCGGCTTCCAGTTCCTCGATCGTCTTCCCTTGGTTCTCTTCCAGGGCGAGAAGCCTGTTGCGCATTGGATAGGGCATCCAGGCGACGTACACGGGCCCGCTCTTGGTTTCAACAACCTGGCCGCCCGGGCGATCGCCGATAATAACGTTGGGAACGTTCAGGGTTGCGAAGGCGTCCATCGTGTGAGCCTTCGATGCCATGCCTGGCATGTCATGGTTTCCAACGACCATCACGACCGGGCAGTGCTCGCTCAACCGCTTGATTCGGCTCTCGAATTCGCGCTTATAGGTGGGGCTGGGGTTTCTGGTCTTGTACGCGTCGCCGGCGAAGATGGCAAGATCCACGTCATGCTGAATGCCGTAGTCAATGACCTCATCCATGCGGTCCAGGAAGTCCTTCACGCGCGTGGAGACGCCGGTGTCTGGATCAATAGAGCCGTAGTTCTCCATGCCGACATGCGCGTCGGCAAAGTGAAGCATCTTGATGCCCATCACATCCCCTCCACGCTCAGCCGGATGGTCGGGCTGACAGACGTGACCTTGCGGGCTGGTTTCAGTAGGTCACTCAGATCGGGGCGCTCGATGAGGAGGTTGTCCATCCGCTTCGAGTTCCACGTCACCCGGTCGTAGCCGGCCTTGAATTCAGCGGTCACGCCGTTGTGCGCCACGGTTTCTTCCTCGCGCACGACCAGCTCCTTGATCTCACCCTTTATTTCCTTGGAGCGTTCCTGCAGCTGGACGAGCATCGGGTCGTTGAGCTTGTGCTGGATGATTGCGTATTCGTCCATGAGCGCATGCAATTGCTCGCGTCCGTTTTCCATCACTTGCCTCCATTGAGGTAATGCACACGCTCGGCCGCTTCGCTCTTGCTCGCGTGGTCCGAGTCGGAATGCCAGCGCCCATCGGGATCATAGAAGCCAACGGTCCAGAGGCCAGGTTCCGATTGGATATACACCCATGTCATATTCATCTCCTCTTCCCTTCCCTTTCCCCTTCTCTCCGGGGGGAGCCGGCCGCTACTCCGACTCCCCCTTCGAGGAGGAGAAGATGTGAAACGCACCGCCGGTTAGAACGGCACGCTGTCACCGGTTTCAAGGGCCATCTGACCGGCCTGCTTGCGCAGGTATTTCTCAGCAAGGCGGCCCTCTTTCTGTGCCATTTCGTCGGCCACGAACGGACCGCCCTCGTATTCTGGGCGAGCCGAGAGCCATTTCGAGATGGCCTTGATGTCGCAATCTCTAAGGTTCTTCGTGCTGTCTTCCCCGAAGACCTCTTTGGTGAAGCTGTGCCGGAGCATGTCAGCGTCCGGGCCGGCGAACACATTTTCGAGGGCGCCGATGGTTGCTCCTGGATGTGCAGGATCCCATTCGCCGCTAGCCATCTTTTCCTCTGCCATGGCGGAGATCTCAAGGAGCCGCACCTTCAGCTGCTCGAAGGTGTACGGGCGCTGAGGCACTCCGTCATTCTGTACAGTATTCTGTACAGTTTCTGGCTCGGCGTCTTTGAATTCACCATCGATCACCCCGTCATCGTCTTCATCCTCGATCAGTTCTGAGGCTTCAACGGGCTGAGAGGGGGCATCCCACTGGTCCTCGTGGTTGTCTTCCAGTCCTTTCGGGGGCTCCAACTGGCCGGAGATTTCCGGCGCCGATGGCAGCGATTGGAGACGCTGCGCTTCGAGCTGTGCCTTCACCCATTCGGGATCCGCCTCCAGGAAGATCAGGCTCTTTATCTGTCGGCTTCGCTGTCCCTTGATCGTGACCGCCACTTCCTTCGGGCGACGCGTCAGAATGAATGGAATACCGCGCAGGTCATCCCAATTCGCAATGTAGGTGTTCAGCTGCGAGCTGATGCCCACGACATCGTAAAAGCTGGAGGTCATGACGGTGAAATAGCACAGGCGTTCTACCTCTGGCAAGATCACCTGCAGGCGTCCGACGATCTTGAGGGGGATTTCAATCTCTTCGCCCTTCTTGTTCTTGTAGGTGCCGACAGGCTCTCCGGTAGTTAAAACGCATGCTTCGACTGGTTCCCAGTTGCGCACCATGACCTCTCCAGTGCGGATGTCGGTGCGGTACATCACCCGGCGTCCGTTGGATTTATAAATCAGGCCGTGACGCATATAGGCTTCGTAGTTGGCATCCCAATTCGGGTTCTCGTAGTCCAGATCCTGCCACAGGGTATCGTGTCGATTCACGATGGCTCCGGTGACCGGATCCACCTTTCGCTTGCTGGTCGGAAACGGCAGCCGGATGCGGATGTTATTGGGTTTGTCTCCGTAAATCTCTCGGAGCAGCTTCTCTACATCTGCCTCGCCAGGGTTCAGGTCGAACCTGAAGTGATCGAGATCCTTCCCCATCTTCCCGTTCGTCTTCGGGCTGCCTTTGCGGATCCGCCCGATTTCGGGCAGGTCATGTCCTCGGTTCGTTATCCCTACGATTGGCATGTCTTCCCTCCTTGCGATCGGTCCGCCAAAGAGAGCGGCCGTCGTTCGTTCCAGTTCTTCGGGCGCTGGGAGCGCTTGCGGGAACAGGTCTGAATAGAATGCTGTTACCTGCTCTGCCCGGATCCTACGTTCTTTCAGCTGGCGCTCTACCCACGACGCTCTCACAAGGCCGTGTGGTTTGCAGCCCCTGGAACATCTTGTGGTCCATCGCCCTCGTTCATCCTTCGTGAGAACGACGGGGCCCCAGCATCGCCAGCATCGATAGTTGCGAACCTGAGTGTGCAAAATCCCAGGCGCGTCTTTCTTGGTAATCACGCTGCAACTCGACTCGTGAGTCTCTCCCAGGCCTCTTTCTCGATTTTCTGCCCGATAACGATCGCTTCACGGGCGATGCTGACCTGGAGGCTCTCGAGATGATCGCAGTACATGTATTCGTCACCGACATTGGTGACCAGCCAGGAGCGCATGCTCTTGACGGATCCGAATGCAATGGCTCGAAGTGCCTGGTTATAAAGAATGCGAAGTTCTCTGTTGTGGTCTGTATGCTCAGGCATCAATTCACCCCCACGGTTTCCAGTGCCTCGGGCATCGCCTCGCGCCAGTCGTCATATCCGGCGTCTTTGGCAATCTGCCAGGCGGTAGCCCTGACCATCTCTGCGTCTACTCTTTCGAGGCGCAAAAGGCGGGCGGCTGTACGGTCGATCATTTTCTGGTGCGGATGAGTAGCGGCGATGTTTGTAGCGGTCATGATCTTTTCTCCCCGGCTAGTGTTGCTTCGGATAATTCTGCTTACTGCTCGATTGCGATCTGCAGCTGCTTGGAAAATCCCGGGCCTCCGAGTGGCTTACGGTTTTCATCCTCAAGCCAGCCGTCAGGGATTTGGAAGCCACGCAGTTCGTCGGGCTTGAGCTGCATATCAGCGTCCACATCGACCTGGTGGCTCTCGCCCGCTTTAGGCGTGAGCTCCACCTTCTGCAGCTGGTTGTCCAGGTCCTTCATCAGACCAGGAGCGCAAGCTGTGAGCAGTAGTGCTGCGAGTATGATTGTCTTTTTCATGATCTTCTCTCCTGTTCGGTATCTTATGTCTGCATTATAAACTATAGTTTATATGTGTGTCAAGTACCAATTTATAAACTGGGCTTGACACAAGAGGGAATATACTGTACCCTGTCATCAGAAAAGGAGGTTGAATGGATGTCATGATGGCTCCCGGGACCGTAAAACTTAGGGTCCCCGAGCTGCTGGAGGCAAAAGGATGGACAATCACCGAGTTCATGAGAAACTCGGGGCTTTCATATCCAACAGCCCATCGCCTTGCTCATCACGACGTGACAGCTATCTCCCTGGAGACGCTGGATATACTGTGTGAGGTTTTTGGCGTTGGCATTGATGAATTGATTGTTCGCCTGGAAGAAGAGGAATAATCCAGCTGGTCGGGGCAAAATAATAAGCCCCGACCCTGAAGCCGGAGCTTATTCGGCCGATATGACATCTATCAGCCATTTATAACGTGAAGCTCATAATCACCCCTTTATGGGATTGAAATGACCTTCACTGCCCTCTAAGATAGAGGGGCTTGATCTCTCGGTCTGCTTGGCCGCTGTCGCGAGAGACCGCATAACAGCCGGGGAGCTGTCGATGCCTTTACCTACCGTCGATATGGGCGATGGGGACACCATCCACATCAACAAATTGCACCGTGAAATCCACGGCGTCCATGTTGAGCGATACAATCGAGAAGGTGCTGCTCTGGCCGGGATCCATGTCCTGGTCGATCAGCCCATCCTGTGCGTCGATTTCATTCCCCGCATCATCGAGGAAAGTCACAACGCTGCTCACCCATTCCAGGCGCCGGTCGGAGATATTCTTCACCGTGCCGGCCACCTGGATCATTCCGTTTTCACTACTCAGGCTGGTTTCTGTTACTTCGATGGCGGGGCCGGGAGCGGATGTATCAGGCTCCTCGGAAGTGCTCTCGCTACCTCCGCCGGTCAAACCGATAACGATGGCCAGCCCAATGATTACAGCCGTTCCTATCAGTGCCCATTTGATCAGTCTTTTCAACATGAGGCGCCCCCTACAGTGTGATGGTGCAGGGAGAGGCTGCAACCCCTCCCTGCTTCGGATAAAGCTACTGCACCTTACCAACAGAATAGGTTGACTCTTCAATCCAGAATACCGGTTCTGTTTTACCGAGTGACCCGCACAGGAATCGAACCTGTAACCTGACGTTCCCGCGCAGGTTTTCAATCGTGACTCTTGGATTGAGACTCGTTCATCCCCATGAGGGACTTCACCGGGCTGTACTGCTCGAAGTCCTCGGGCTTGAGCGCCTGGGTATAGGTTTCCACCATGTCGAGGTGCTTCCAGCGCCCGGCGATCTGTACCAGTCGGGTCGGTGCCCCGTTGCGGACGGCCATTGTGGCGAACGTCCGGCGGAGGTCGTGCGGGCTGAAGTGAAAGCCTGCCTTCTTGCCGATTGAGCGGAAGACGGCTCTCAGTCCATCCCGGGTCATGTGGGTTCCTGGCTTTGCTCCTTTCACGCCGACAAATACGGCTTGCTCCTCCCTGGCTGCAACCAGGGATCGATACCTGAGCCATTCGGCGAGCTGAAGGGCTGTGTAGTCTGAAAAAACAGCAACCCCCCACTGACCGCCCTTGATGCGAACTCTCAAGTGCCGGTTATCAAGGTCCAGATGTTCCACACTCACGCTGCAGACTTCGGCGGCTCTGAGGCCCGTATCCAGCATAAGCAGAATGATGGCAACATTGCGGACGCCGAGCAATCTCGATGTGTCCTGGGTGGCGAGGATCTTTTCGATCTGCCACTCCTCAAGCGTGCGCTGCGGTTTCTCTTCATGCTTGGGTGCGATGACATCCTTCGCCGGGGAAGCTTCTGAGCCTACGGCCCAGCGGAAGAAGCCCCTGATTGCAGTGATGCCGGTGCGCATGGAGTTTGCCCCCCAGCGGCTATTTGCATCCAGCCACCTGCGGATGTGATCCATCTCGATGAGCTCGGGGTCCTGCGGTAAATCATTCCCCTTTACCCACTCACAGAACTTCGTCAGATACCACCGATATTTCTCAGTTGTCTGAATCGACCACCTGCCCCTCATTCGCTCCAGATAAGTATTGACTGCATCGAGCATTTCTAATTCTCCGTTTCTGATGGGCGTTTGCGAAGAGGGTCGATCAGGGCAGCCCCACCCTCTGCTCTGGTCCTGGTGAACCTGCTCCCCCACCAGGTTCACCCCCTCTTCGCAGTCGCTGATCGACTGCGATGGGTTGGCTCGCAAGGTTTCTCGGGTCGGTATTAGCGAGTCAGCTCATCTAATTCTTATCTTATGGGCAATCCGGCCCCTTGTGACAATTTTAGGAGGCACTCATGGAAAAGATGAAGTTTCTTGTGCGCCTCGCCCTTGCACTTACTCTCATTCTGATCTTGCTGGGCGTCACGCTCCTTTTCTTGATGTGGATAGGGGGTGTGTGATGGAAAGGTTTTATATGCTCATCCTTTCGTCGATGTTGCTTCTTGCATTGGCAATAGCTTATCTGCTCGGTCGCCTGCATCAGATCATCATTGAGCACGAGCGCGAGCGGAAACGTCTGTCAAACCATGCGATCAACGGGTTAGAGGATCTACAAGCCCTTGATACCGAGGCACTTCTGCGCGTTCAAGACGCCCTTCTGATCACGGAGAACAGGCTGCAGCATCGTATGAACCTGGTCGGACAGATCAGAAATGGCGAGTATCAAAAGAATCAAGCGGCGGCACCCCGAGGGAATGGTGCCAAAAGTTGAACATATGTTCTATCCCCCATGTGGGCGATTTTTGAATAGCCCATGTGGAGAGGAGGGTTTGCAGTGACATCATCGTTGACATCCTCTCTCGCTTACGCGGAGCACACTGCGTCCGGGAAAGCCCTGACGCAGAAGGAACGCGTGTACAGGTGCATATTGCGTGCCAGGCGACCAATTTCCCGCATGGATATTCATTACATGACCGGGATCCGCCTGGCGTCTGTATGCGGCCGCGTGAACGAGCTTCTCGAGGAAAAGCCGGCCAGGATCAAGGTATCTGAAAGTGTGAAGAGGGATCCGGAGAGTCAGAAGTACGTTGAGTGCCTGGTTCCTGTCGCCCAGTTGAGGCTGCTATGAGCTCACTACGTTTCAAAAGGATCCCGGGAGCGAGCCATGAAGTGGGCCTGCTTATTCATCCGGTTTACCCGGAGGAAGTCTATCTGGCCGTTCCCGTGGACGAATATCCGCAGAAGAGCATCGGCTTGTTCATTCAGGAGGAGGCTATCGAGACGATTTGTGATGATAACGGCCTGGAGTATGCCGCTGTCCGCTGGACCGAGGCGTTTGATCACCGCTTTGTGGAGCTCATCGACCTGCTGGTCGATCTCCGCTCGGCACATCCGCTCACGAACCAGCTCAGCTTCTTCGATTTGGAGGCTGCAGCGGCATGATTTCCATTCCACCGAAATATGTCAACGTCGAAGCTCCCATTGTATATGACACGTCGATCCCGTCATCGATGCTGGTGACCTATCTCCGTCTCAAGGGCCTTTCCTGGAAGCATCAGGGCTTGAGGACGGACACGATCAGTCTGGAGAATCTCCTGGAGATCACAGGATTGAAGCGCCGAGCGTTTTATGAGCACCTACGTGGGTTGTCCGAAATGGTCCCGCTGCGTTGGGAATCCCGTCAGCCCGGGTATCTTGTGCTCTTCTTCGACGCTCTTCCTGCCTCCGGGAAATGTCCGGACATTTCAGTGCAGAAAAATGCACAGCCCTTAGTAGTAGTTAACAAAGACTCTCTTAATAAAGATTCTAATCTGCTACTTAATGAGTCTTTAGAGGGGGGTGTGGGGGGAGATGAAATTAGTGCAGAAAAATGCACAGCTCCAGTGCAGAAAAATGCACAGCTTCTCCAGGAGGCCGGTGTTTCTCGTGGTGTCGCTGAGAAACTGGTCTTTGATCTTCCCTCCGAGCGCATTGAGCATGCACTGAACGTCTACCGGCAGATGAAAGATAACGGGAAGGCGCAGGGCGCCGGCTGGCTCGTTCGCTTTCTGGAAGAGGGCTGGCCGGATCCGCCCGACTTTGTACCTGTGGATCAGCTCTGCCCGCTGTGCAGGAAGCCTTGGTCCGAGAAGAACGAGCGCTGTCGGGCCCATCGCATGCGGGCAAGCCTGACCATGCAGGACTTCTGGGATGGCGATGTGGACGTTGAAGCCGAAATGCAGAAGTTCCTGGCGTCCGTTCCGGTATTGCAGCAGGAGAGTGTCTTTTGAGCCATGCAGTGAGCATCAGCGGTACGGATCATAATATCCGGTTTCTCGATCGATATGGCCGGAAGCGATATAAGGCGATCCTCCTGGACGCTATCGGAAGGCGCCGGACAAGTCGGAAGACGTTCAGACGGGCAACTGAGGCATCCGAATATGCCGATCTGGTTTTCGCCCGATACGAAAGGCTGAGAAAGAGCGGAACATGAACCGCGAGCAAGCACACACGATCGCCCTGGGCTTGGTGGATGACCTGATGAATGCCTGTCAGCGCATTCAGATTGCCGGATCCATCCGGCGTGTCAAGCCGGAGGTCCATGACATCGAGATTGTGGCTATGCCTCACAACGGAAAGCCTGTTACCGACCTTTTTGGTGAGGAGGTACCAGGACGTTTCACGGGCGGCTTCGAGGACTATCTGACCGACTATCTCTCAGGCAATTGGTGGGAGTGGACGATGGATCCAGATACGCCTCGTAACGGCCAGAAATATAAACGGCTGAAGCACAAACCGACTGGCATCTGCTGCGACCTGTTTTTGGTCACCGACCCGCGTGCCTGGGGGGTGATCCTGACGATCCGAACCGGACCGGCGGAATTCAGCCACGGTATGGTGACGCTTGCATTGCGGAAAAAGATGTGTGTGACCAAGGGGCTGCTGCACAATCATCCGAAGCATGAGGACAAGAGGCCCTGTTTACGCGGGGCGGATTGTCCTCTCATCGTCAATTGCATCAACGAGGAGGCCTTTTTCAATGCACTTGATCTTCCCTGGGTAGATCCCATGTATCGAAACGAGAGCTGGCTATTCGCTAACGTCAAGAAAGGGGTTTTTGATGGATGAAATGAGCAAGGGCGAGCGGCTCATAATCGGTTTTCTTGGTGCGGGTATCGTTGCAGCCGCGTTTTGGCTGATCACGATCCTGTTGGGGGGATGAGATGGCGATCTATTGGCAGCGACATGGCCGGATCTGGGAGCTCGAGAACGGATCCATGAAGCACAACGTGGAGACAGCCATTGAGTTCTTTCGGCAGAAGTACGGCGAAGAATACGACACGGTGCTTATGCGCCCTGAAGATGCGAAGGAGCTGAACGGAACCTGTCCCCCCGAAATATCGGTCATGCAAGATACAGCAATACAGTCCGGACATATCATCCTGCTGTGCAAAAAGGATGTGCACGCATGAAAAGGTCCGGGAAAGCTATTCATTATGTTTCTTCGCAATATGCGACCACGATCAGGCACTGGCCAGGTCGCAGGCAAATGAATGGCAATCGGTTCAATCTCGGCGAGTTTATGGACACGCTGGAGCTCGGATACTGGCCAATTGGCCTGATCGTAGAGCTTCCTGGCGGAAAGCAGCACATTGTTCGAGGTATTGAAGGTGTGCACGATGATCCGGAGCGGGAAGAGTACCCGCCTGAGTGGTTGGAGGAAATCAAGTCATGAAGAAACGTTCTATTTTCGCAGTTGCAATGTTGCTCATCGTCCTGTTTCTTACAGGGTGCGTGGGTCCACAGGGGCCAGCAGGGCCGGTAGGACCAATGGGGCCGCAGGGAGAACAAGGCCCTCCAGGAGAGCCAGGTGCATCTGCCGGCACAGTTTGGGAGTATGAGATTCCCATCCAGCTCTACGTGGATGACGAAATCGCCAACGAAGACAGCTGGACTGGTCTGGCTTCCAGGTACGGAGATCACATCATCTTCGAGGTTGTCATCACAAACCGTTATCGGCTGAATGACGCGAAGGACGAGGAGCAGCTCTACGTCGAGTTTCCCGGCATGCCTGTTTCTGGTTGGGCAAGGCTCCCTGTGAGCGAGGTCATCTGGCGAGATGGCAGTGACCTTATGGAAGGATTCGCTCGTTGGGATGTACATCCAGACAATGGACGCTGGATGGTTGAGTTTGGTTTCAACCGTCACCTTGATGGGTCCCTTGGATGGCTCTCGAAGCACAACAATTACTTTGAGGACGCTGACGGGCGGGTAATCGAGAGCGGCACTTGGATTCGAGGCGTTATCCTGGCTCCGCCTGCTTTCTAACTAAAGCCCCTCAGATTTGGGGGGTTGCAATGTTGATCAAGACGGAAAGCTATGTAACCGGCTTCAAGATCGAACTTGGTGTGGAGGAGGCTATTCGCATTGTGCAAAAGCCTGAGAAGCTGGAGCATTTTCGGAGCGAGTTGGCAAGCATGCTGAACGGTGCCGGTGTGGATCCGGAAACAGGTGAGCAGCGAGATACTGCGCTTGGACTGAAAGCCCGACCGTTCCGGAATTATCCGAAGCAGATCGAGCAGTCAAAGAAAGGGAATCGTGTGGAGTGTCCGCACTGTGGGCGCACCTTCAAGGGCGAACGCGGTCTGGCCATTCACATATCCCGGTGCCCTGAGGCTCCTGATCCGGATGATGGTGAAGAAGAAACGATCGATGAGCTCCTGGATGAGCTCGAGGAAAAATAGTTAGTGGAGCCATGTAGCTCAATTGGTAGAGCGCCCGGTTGTTACCCGGAAGATTGCAGGTTCGACCCCTGCCGTGGCTGTAGGCCGATCATCTCCATGCTCGGCAGAAACGGACTGGCTTGAAGCGGGACGGCTAACCCGACTTCAACCAACGAAAGGAAGAAACGAGGCATGAAGGCTTGTAGACCCGATCATGAACCGTCTCGCTCTCGCCGTCCGTGGATTGAATATGACCCGTTACCGGATGTAACGCCGGTTGAGATACTTATGGCCACGATTGGCTCTTTCATCGCCGCTATGGCGATCGGAGCGCTGGTCTTTTATGGCTGCTCTGGAGGGATATAGACAATGGAAGGAATGCCGCCGTTCGTGAATCAGGAAACGATTGAGCGATTGAAGCTTGAGATTGCATTGGATGCCAAAAGGCTATCCGAGGCGGCAAACAAGGCTGGCGTTACGTGGGCGGGATGTGACACCGCTGATATGATGGCCGAAGAGATCCTTGTTCTTCGCCACGATCTCGACACATGCAGGGAGTACCAGGGAGACACGATTGCTGCGAATGCTCTGTTGCGCAATAAAAACGAGCAATTGAAGAGCGACCTTGCCCTGGCGAAGCGAGTGGGTTTGGCGCTGATGAAGGTTCTGAAGCCTTTCGCAGAAGAAGGGCCGTGGATCAGGGCCTCGAACGATTATTATTTGCGTCCCGTTGCTCGTGCGCTGTCTGAGGCGATTGGCGAATTCCCGAATCTCCTCGATGTTCTGAAGAGCTTGTAATGGCACCTTACAGGCTGATCTGATTGTGGAAACTGCCGTGACCTACGAAACGCCCAACGAGCTGACCGACCTGCTCTCCCTGAAGCAGCAGGATCTGCTCGCCGAGAAGCTCCGCGAGGTGATCGCCGCCGGCTTCGGTGAGGTGACGATTGAGGTAGTGAAGGGGCGCGTGCGCTTTGTCAGGATGTCAATATCCGAGCAGATGCCTGGAGAAGATACATGAATCATTGAACTAAATCTGAAAATCCTGTACACTGATAGAACACATGTCCTAATCAAACAACCCGACAGAGTGTGAGAAACCACCGGGGCTGGCGATCAATTCGCTGGTCCCGGTTTCGCGTTTGGAGACACATGGCGCCATTCAATTATGAACGAGCAGGAGCCGCACTGGCTGAGGCTGCTTTCTACGGAGACACACAGGCCGCAGAGCATTTCGGCATCAGCATTCGCTCCATCCAGCGTTACCGCAAGCGCCTAAAAGAGGATGACAAATTGGCGTCAGTTGTCGTCGAGAAAAAGCGAATCCTCGAAGAGGCGTGGGCCGATGAACTTCCTGGCGCGATTGGTTCCGCTGTTGAATTCCTACACAGAGCAGGCAAAGAGGCTGATCCCACGGATCCCGACGCCATTCATTCGGTAGCGGGGGCCTTGAAGATTCTGTCGCAGGTAGCGATGACCAGAAAGGTGATCGATGCTCGACTTTCTAAAGCAGATCGACCGTCAGGTCCAGGAGCTTGAGCGATGGCTGCCTGACGTTCCTGCGGATGTCGGCACCTTCACCTTCGATGATTGGCTGAACGTAATCACCCCGGCGTGGAGCTGGAAATGGAGACATCTGGTCTACGTCCGGGAGCACCTTACCAGGCTGACAAATGGTGAAATCGACCGGCTTATGATCTTCTTGCCTCCACGGCATGGCAAGAGTGAGATGGTCACGATCCGCTATCCGATCTGGCGCATGGAGCGGGATCCATCCCTGCGCGTCATTGTGGGAGCCTACAACCAGACCCTCGCCAACAAGTTCTCGCGCAAGGCGCGGAAGATTGCGAGGGGAAGAATCGAGCTGAACTCTGAGCGGTATGCAGTGGACGACTGGGAGACGGAAGGCGGCGGAGGTCTTCGAGCTGTAGGCGTCGGCGGCGGCATCACCGGCATGGGCGGCGATCTGATCGTCATCGATGACCCCGTTCGATCCCGTGCGGATGCTGAATCACTGGCCTACCGTGATCGTGTCTGGGATTGGTACACAGATGACCTGTTCACCCGGCGTGAGCCCGGCTGCTCCATGGTCCTGATTATGACCCGCTGGCACGAGGATGATCTTGCCGGCCGGATCCTGAACAGTGAGGACGCCGACAAGTGGGCGCAGATCAAGCTCCCGGCTCTCGCCCTGGAGAATGATCCCCTCGGCCGCGCTCCTGGCGAGGCCCTGTGCCCTGAGCGCTTCGACGAGGAGGCGCTGGATGAGATCAAGACTGCAATGGGTAGATCCTTCTGGGCCCTCTATCAGCAGGATCCACAGCCGCTCGAGGGTGATTTCTTCAAGCGGACGTGGTTCAAGACGATCAATCAGGATCGGGTTCCTCGCCGGTTTGAGCGCATCCTGCGTTATTGGGATAAGGCAGCGACAGCTGACGGTGGAGACTACACGGCCGGCGTGCTCATGGGCTTCGTTGAAGGAATGTACTACGTCCTGGATGTCGTGCGGGGCCAGTGGTCCACATACGAGCGCGAGAAGAAGATCAAGGACACTGCAGAGATCGACCTCGAGAAGTGGGCCAATCGAACAGTGTGGATTGAGCAGGAGCCAGGCAGTGGCGGCAAGGACAGCGCCCAGGCAACGATCCGTAATCTTGCCGGCTTTACGGCACGGGCTGAGCGC